TCGTCAAGGATCCTGCTAACCCTGCTAATGAAGGTGGTGTATTCCTGTACAAGTTCGGTAAGAAGATCTTTGACAAACTCACTGCTGCCATGCAACCTGAGTTTGAAGATGAGGAAGCAATTGATCCCTTTGACTTCTGGCAAGGTGCCAACTTCAAACTGAAGGCAAAGAACGTTGCTGGTTATCGCAACTATGACTCCTCTGAGTTTGCTGCACAGTCTGCTCTGCTGGACGATGATGATGCTATGGAAGCAATCTGGAAGAAAGAATATTCCCTGGCAGAACTCGTCGCTGCTGACCAGTTCAAGGACTATGACACTCTGAAGAAGCGTCTTGACTATGTTCTGGGTAACAAGGGCACCCCTCGTTTCCAAGACCAAGAGACCGTTCAAGAGGAAGAAGAGTTCCGCGCTGCTAATCGTGGTGAAACTGTATCCACCACATCTGATGCTGGATTCAACGATCCTGACATCACTCTGTCGTCAAACAAAACAGAAGATGACGACGATGCTCTGTCATACTTCGCCAAACTGGCAGAAGACTGATACAGAGAAGGGGGTCTAACGACCCCCTTTTTTATTCTGCAGATGTATTTCTAGTATTTCTAGTCGCTGCTATGTTACCACTTATATACTCTGAAGAAAGTCCATACTTCATCTCATTTCTCATATCTTCAAGGAACAGTCCTAAGTATTCTTCTTTAAGAACAAATATCTGCCTTTTTTTATCATTCTCTCTTACTTCATACTCATAGTTGCTTACAGAAGCAACTGGATTTAAAGTCGCGGTGTCTGTGCCTGGTTTAGGAATGGTAAACCCAGAGTCTACAATCTTCCCTTTTGGTAAAATTAATCTATTAAATGAGTCTTTGACTTCAGTGGTTTCATAAAAACGAACATCATTTAATTTTGTGCCATACTTGTTCTCAGCGTAATCGTATAATTCTTTATCAGATAACGGCCATTGATCTCTTATGTTGATAATGTTTGCAGACATCATAACCACCCAATCGAGACCAGGATCACCATAAAGATAATCTGCGATAGTATCTGGTCTTTCTCCTGGAGAGATTTGATATTTGTTGAACGCAGTTACTACATTCTGAAGGTCATCACGTATTTTAGTTCTTCTGAAAAGGTTTTTGACTAGTACATAGTCTGATGAAGAATTTCTATCTTTTGATTGTGATTGATAGAATATATTTGGTAGTTCTCTGAAATAACTCATTTTAGTATCCTACTGAGAAATCATTTTCACCAAGTTCATCATAATCTTCTTTGTAAATTGGGTTGAGTTCTTTGAATAACAATTGAACTTTGATGTGTGTAGGGGATCCATCATAGAAAGTAGAATATGTATTAGATCCTGTGTAGTTTACTGACATGTTTGTCAGTGCCATGGGTTTGAATCTATTCAGGAACGGATGCTTATTCCTACCTTTCATGTACTCCAATTGGAATATGTATGGTGCCGAGATGAATATTCCTGCGGCACCACCTTTTTCAGGAAGCATGGAGTATTTCAATCTTCTCAAGATAAGTTTTACTTCATCTGCCTCATCTTTGTTTCTTGGAAAGAATTCAAAGGTGAATGGAAATACTCTTAGATTAACACCATTAAAAAGAAGTTCTAAGTTTGGATTGAAAACCTGTCCAGTCGCCCTTGAAACAATCTGGGATGGAGTTACTGTTCCACCCAAACTACCGACTGCTGCTCCAGATAATGCTGCTACAATAGCATTTTGTATACCTTTATCCTTTAGAGCTCCACTGGCAGTATCAAATAATTGCTGACTAATATCCATAGCAGCATTACCTGCGTCTATAAATCCACCCTGACCTGCCTGAATAATTGAGGATGTTGCTGCTAATCCATATGCCTCAATTGGATTTAATTTACCGTCCGTCCAATCAATTGCACTGATGTCTGATAATTGTTGTGGAATAGGAAGTATGATTTGATATTTTGGACTTTTTAGACTTTCTCTGTTTGCTGCTGTTCCAGTAGCAGTTGATATATTTTTAAATTTTTCTGTGTCTGCTACAAATTTAGTTCTTGATCTGTCCTTTCCATCAACTGTTTCAGTTATTATTGTACGGGTTACTAAACCATCTAGTGGGTCACCACCTAAAGAAAACGGAGCTTTATATTGAGCGATACTTAATTTCAGATAATCGGTATCATTTTCAACACGGTCTTTAGGATACCTTAAAAGTTCTATGGAACTTTTTTGTGTGCTTTTAGCACCATTAGTAGCATTACCCGTGCCACCACCATTTGCAGCCGCTGCACGTCGTCGTGCTAGTCCTGCGGCTCTATTCTTGTCTATTAATTCTTGTCTTCTCATTAGTTATTCGTCAGATAGTAAGCGGTTGGAAGTCTCAAGGCATCACTCACTTCCGAGGGATAAATTTCGTAAAGACTGCTCGCGATTTCTGGATAAGTGTATTTCCTCATCATCCTCCAGTGTAAACTAAAAGCGGTGAACCCTTCAGTTCCTACACTGGATACAAGCACCAACGGATGCTGATCGTAACGAATATTGGGAGTCTTTGCGTTATATATGTATGTGTAGTATTTATCAGGTTGAGGCATACCTTCAATAGGGTCTAATGCAGTGATAAGTGCCTGCATTATATCAGTGGGATGCATCCTTCTATTTCTTCTACCTAAACTGTCAACAACTCCACGAATTCTGTTGACGTTTTCGTCAGTATCTGTCGGTCTATCCTCTTCTTCACGGATGTCCTTCCTGACACCATCATCATAAACGTTGGAACCTACTTCAATATCTGGATCATTACTGGAAGTTACCTCACCAGTCTCATAGACATAAAAATACTTTTTACCAAGTCGTCCACCAGATTTGATGTTCCTTGCCATTACTTGATACCTAATTCTTTTTCAGTGAAGACTTTGAAGATATATCCTCTATCTTTACACCACTCTGATGCTGCTTCCCACTTTGCTTGATTCTTGGCATACTCATATGCCTCACGAAGATAACCTTTTGTTTGCTTCTTGGGTTTTGATGGTGGAGAACACTGCCTCTTAGGTTTGATTTCAATAATCATCTTTTTGATTCTACCCGTGGATTCTTTTACTTTGATGTAAAAGTCTGGAAAGTAACGATGTACTCTGCCATCAACAGGTGATCTGTAGGGTAAGACTATTTCTTCACTACCCCATTCAAGAATATTCTCATTCAAATCACAATAGACCATGAACTTGCGCTCCCATAGGGAGCGATACACAATGTTTGTAGGGTCTCCCTTATACTTTCTAGGATACGACGGTGAATATTTACCCTTATATGCCATCTAAATAATAATAACAGAATCATATTAGGTATTTAGAGTGGTAAGACCTCGCAGAATATCAGACTTTAAACCAACCTTCACCAACCTCGCACAGACTTCTCACTATCAGGTGTCATTTGCTGGTCTGCCCCTCATGCTCAGACAGCATCTTAGAGTAAGAGGTCTTAATAGTAGATTTATATCTGAAACTGTTGGATTGCTTTGTAATAGTGCTCTCCTTCCAGGAAGTAGACTTGCCACAGCAGATATAATCGGCAATCATGTCGGTGTGTCTGAAAAGATGGCACATTCAAGATTATTCACACAGATTCAACTTGAATTCTATGTAGATAATGAATATAAGACTCTGAAGTTCCTTGAGCATTGGATGGAGTTCATTGCTAATGGGGCAACATCAAGAGATAATCGTCAATCTAATAAAGATTATTATTTTAGAATGGAGTATCCTGATACTTACAAGTGTAATGAGACAAAAATTATTAAATTTGACAGAGATTATAATGAAGAGTTAGAATATAAATTTATTGGATTGTTCCCTCTTGATCTTACTTCAACTCCAGTCAAGTATGAGCAGTCTCAAGTATTGAAAGCAACGGCAACATTTAGTTTTGATAGGTATCTTATGGGTAAATATGATAGTTTCTCTGTAGCGAGGGGTAGATCTGGTAATAGAGATCCACAACTTGTTCCTCAAGATGCTACCCAAGCAGAATTTGAGGCAGCTCTCAATAGAGATACGGGCGGAAAACCAGATGAACCTTTAATTGGTGCTGGAACTCGTGATGAAGCATCTCAAATCCTTAAAGGAACTCAGACAACCTTAGATGGAACTATTTTCCTGAATGCCTAATAAATAAAAATACTGAATAACATATCATGCCTTTACCAAAGATTTCTACTCCAACATATGAGTTGGTATTGCCTTCGTCTGGAAAGAAGATTAAGTACAGACCCTTCCTAGTTCGTGAAGAGAAGGTTCTTATCGTTGCTATGGAAAGTGAGGATGAAACTCAGATTGCCACGGCAGTTAAAGATGTCATCAAAAACTGCATCATCACTCGTGGTGTAAAGGTTGATGATTTCGCGACCTTTGATATTGAATATGTCTTCCTCAACATCAGAGGTAAGTCGGTTGGAGAAGATGTTGAGGTTCTTGTGACTTGTCCTGATGATGGTGAGACGCAAGTCCCAACTGTCATTTCTCTTGATGATATTAAGGTTCTTACTAATAAAGAACATAACAAGGATATTGTTCTTGATGATGAACTAACTCTTAGAATGAAATATCCATCTATGGGTGAGTTTGTTAAAACTAACTTTAGTGGAGAGGAGATTACCGTTGAGGGGACTTTTGATTTGATTGCTTCTTGTGTGGAGCAGGTCTTCAGTGAGGAAGAGTCTTGGTCTGCATCAGATTGCACTAAAAAAGAAATGACTGAGTTTCTGGAGCAGTTAAGTTCTAAACAATTCAAAGAGATTGAAAAATTCTTTGAAACGATGCCTAAGTTGTCTCACACAGTTAAGGTGAAAAATCCAAATACTGGTGTTGATAATGAAATCCTTTTGGAGGGATTGAACGCTTTTTTCGCGTGAGTATGGCTCATGAAGACCTTGAGTCATACTTCAAAACAAATTTTGCCTTGATTCAGCATCATAAATACTCATTAACAGAGATTGAAAACATGATACCGTGGGAGAGAGAAGTCTATCTCACATTCTTACAACAATATATTGAAGAAGAAAATCTCAAAGCACAACAATCTGGACTAAATGGCTGAGTTATCGTCGCCAATACTGGGAATGCAAGTTAGAAGGAATGTAATTCCTGCTAACGCTTTATTGGGGCGTCCAGAGCAGCAGGCACCAGGACCTGATCCTCAGACTGCTCTAGCATTAAGAAGAAATCAAATAGCGATACAAAGTGTAAATAATAGTCTTACTGGTGTCAGTAATCAAATTGCTGTTTTAAGTAATTCACTTAGAACAATATCAACTCAAATTCAACAATCAAGTGCGCTTGAGCAGGCGAAGCAAGTAGAAGAAAACAAGCAACAAAGAATATTAGCAGAGCAAAGATTAAGAGAGGGGAAGGAAGGACTGTTAGAGAGAAAAATACAGACTGCACTTTCTAAACCTTTGCAGAAAGTTGGTGGTGCAGCTCAGAAATCTCTGTTTAGTTTAGGAAGATTTTTTCAGATATTATTACTTGGTACTCTTGGTAATCGTATTCTCAGAGTTGTTGGTGATTTATCTTCTGAAGGTAAGTTAAGTCTTGGTAATTTATTTGAGAAGATTAAAACAGACTTGGCAATTGCCGGTGCAATATTTGTTGGATTGAATGGTGGGTTTGTATTAGCACTTAGAACATTAACTGGACTTACCGCAAGGTTGGGTGGTTTCGCATTAAGAAACTTGTTGCTTAGACCAATCAATCTTGTATTTTCCCTCGCTGCTGGTGCGTTAGCTAGTTTGGCACAGAGATTAAGGGGAGTTCCACCAGTTCCAGCACCACCACCAAAACAACCACCAAAAACTCCTACAGGTGGTCCCACAGGTGGACCTACACCTAATCCTACAAGAGGAGGGTTAAGAGGGGCTCTTGGTAATCTTGGTAGAGGCACAAGAAATATTGCAATATTGAATGCATTATTGGGGCAAAATTTTGATCAGAGTATAGTCTCTGGTTTAGGTGGTGCTTTGGGGTTTGCGGTGACCGCCCCGATACCAATACCAGGTGCAAGAATTGCTGGCACTATGTTAGGCAGTTCATTTTTTGGTGATATGTATTCAAGATCGGGTATGAGTATACCCTATCTGAATCAAAATTTGAATGATCTTGGTATTCCAGACCTCGGTGATAGTGCTAGATTTTTATTTGAACGATTGACAAAGAGTGAAGCAGATTTGCAAGCAGATCAACAAAAGGCAAATACACTTATAGTTAATGGATCTAATAATGGTGGAGGTGTCACCGAAGTTCCATCTTCTGGTGGTTCTGGCACTGGAAACACCTTAATTAATGTTTCTAGTGGGAATGGTGATAATCCATATATGCTACATTCTCTCATTCAATATAACATCGGAGGTATGGGTATCTGATGTCATTCGCTAATAATTCTAGAAGAAATTTAAGTGGAATACAGAAGTCATTAAGTAGACTTCAAGATTCAGTTCTCGGTACAAGAAAATCTGCTGAAAGCATATCCAAATCTCTCAGAGAAAGTAACATTCAAAAAAGGAAAGGTATCGCTGACAGTGCCAAATTTTTCCAGATGAGAAGAGAGTCTGTTAGAAGAAGAGAACGAGAGGATCTTGTAGAGGCATCAACTTCAAGAGGAGTTGCTAGAAGTAGCACTACGGCAGGTGTTATGAGGAGCACTAAAGGTTTCTTTGGTAGGATTATGGACTACCTTGGAAACATCTTGATTGGTTGGGCAGTTGTCAATCTTCCTAGGATTACTAAGTTTTCTGAGGATTTAACTAAAAGACTTCAAAAGTACAAAGGTATTCTTGATGAATTTTTTAGTGGAACTATATCTCTGTTCACAGACTTTGGAACTGGATTGGGTGAGGTTCTTACTAGCATATCAAATTTTGATTTTGTGGCTATGAAAGAGTCCTTGAATATAACAATTGGTAAAATGAATGAATCCCTTTCAAAGATGAGAATATCTTTGGAACAAGGAATATCAATGTTGAGTCAAGATACTCAAACTATGCTTGAAAGAATGGGATTCAAGATTTCAGATTTCCAATTGCCAGGTTCTGAAGAGAAAGAGCAAGAGCAAGGACAGCAACTTTCATCGTTCAGAGAGGATCCTGAAGAAAACGCTCAACTACAAGAAGAATTTAAACAGAGTCAGATTCAACCTATCACTGGTGAATTAACTAATATTGTTCCGTTGGAAAATCTGATGGCAAACAATTCTGGTGAAGGACCTGTTGGTAGAACCACTGGATATGGATTTTCAGAATATCATGGAAGACATCATGCAGGAATTGATATTGGAACTTCAGGACAAAAAGGTTTTTTTGTTTCTATTGGATTAGTAGGAACAGTTTCGTTTGTTGGTAATTTGCAAGGATATGGAAAAACAGTTATTATTAATTCTGGAGATTTAGACTTCTTATTTGCTCACCTGGCAAGTTTTAATGTTAAGCGAGGAGAAAAATATGACGGACAAGTAATTGGTGAAATTGGCGATACTGGAATGGGAACTGGTATTCATTTACAGTTTGAGGTTAGGAAAAAAGGTGGTGCTGCAGGTAGCGATGTTGATCCGAACCCTTACGTTCAGTATTTGAAAATTGGTAAGTTGCCACCCAAGACAACTAACATTGATAGTAAAATTGACATACCAAATCTTGAGACTGAATCACAAACAGAGACTCAGACTAATGAAAATGAAAATCCAAATCCATTAGATAATATATTTAATTTATTCGGAATTCAATCCTCTAGAAATACTACTAGAGCAAAAACGATTGCACGGGCACCGAATACTGGAGGTGGCAACACTGTTATTATTAACAGTGCAAATGCAAATCCTCCAGAACCACCATCACAAAATAATGATAGTGGGGGAGGAATAATTCCCTTTCAGACTGCTAGTGTAAATAGTACAGCAAGACTTTTTGAATTGCAACAACTCACTAAATTAGGATAATGTCGGGAAAAGCACAGGATAGTTCAAATTTCAAGGTATTCACAATTGAATCTTCCTTCAATCCTGAGAAGACGGTAGATATCAGACTGGGTGTAATTAGTTTCAACTATTATGAGGATTTATTTTCTCCAACTATAACTGCAAAACTTGTCATAGTTGATGGTGGTAATGTTGTTGTATCGGATAAAAGTCCTGATGGTAAAAAGGAATCACTATACAGTGGTTTGCCACTCAGAGGCGGTGAAAGAATAGGAATAAAAATTGAACCTTTTGGCAAACCACCTGGAAGTGATGGTAACCCTCCACTTGATTTTAATACTGGAACCACATTTTTTTATGTTTCAAAAATATCTTCTGTGATGAAAGAGGGTCAAAGAGAAATCATAGTGCTTGATTTAACATCAAGAGAATCTTTAACAAATGAAGTGGTAAGAGTTCATGAGAGATTCCCAAGAGATCTTACAATTGCAGACTCTGTTGAGAAAATTGTCAAGGATAAACTTTCGTCGGAGTTAGTTGATTCTGATCAGTCCTCCAATCAATATGGTTTCATGGGTAATATGAAGAAACCATTTAATATATTAGTGTGGTTAGCATCAAAAGCAGTTGATGCTAATAAGGAGGCAGGATATTTTTTCTATCAAACACAGAAAGGATTTAAATTTAAATCTATATCATCTTTGATAGAAGCAGGAAAAAATTCTCCAAAGTCTGAATATACTTTTAAATCTGTGGGGAACACTCCTCTTGAATATTCGGATGATATGATATTGACTTATACAATCACCCTAAATCATGATTTGATTTCAAAGTTGAAACGAGGAATGTACTCTTCTTTCTTTGCAGAGTTTGATCCCTCAACAGGTAATTATTCTGGCGTAGAAAAAGGCAAATTTAGTATTCAAGAAAAACAACCTAGAGTTAAACTTGGTGAGGATTTTGAAATTCCTAAGATTTTGGGTGCAGAAGAACTTACAAATTTGCCAAGTAGAATACTTTCAATGGTTGCTGATGTAGGAACATTAGAAAAAGACGCTTATGTTCCTCAAAATGGATCTAATTTACCTGCAGTGAATGCCAGTGGATTTGAAAATCAACGGCAATCAATCATGAGGTATAACTTATTGTTTATGCAGACCTTAAATATTCAGGTTCCTTGTAATACAAACTTGGAAGTTGGTGATGTTATTAAATGTAATTTTCCTAAAACTTCATCTGAAAGTAAAGAGAATGATCCTGAGTTGAGTGGTCTATATATGATTAAAGAGTTGTGTCATCATTTTAATGTTGATCAATCTATTACATCAATGAAGTTAATCAGAGATACACACGGAATACCTAAGACCTAATGGACGACTTTTCTTTCAATACTAATTTTTTAGGCAGAGATGGATTTACCTGGTGGTTAGGACAGATAGCACCATTCTCTGCTACAGAAACTCAAGACGGTGAAAACGGTTGGGGATGTAGATACAAGGTGCGTATCATGGGATACCACCCCTACACTACTGCAGAACTCCCTGATGAAGATCTTCCATGGGCGATTGTAATGCGTCCTCCAGGAACTGGAACTGGTTCTGGTGGTATGTCAAAAACTATTCATTTTAATCAAGGTGACACTGTAATAGGATTCTTTCTTGATGGTGATAACGCTCAGCAACCTATTATCATGGGTGCATTAGGTAATTCTAAGTATGCTGCAAAAAATGGTGAAGTTCTTCCTTTTGGAAATTTCACTGGATATCATAAGGATATGGAACCACCTTCTGCAAAGGTGAGGACACAATCAGAATCTTCTGATATTCAAGAGCAACCATCTCCACAAACAAATACTCCAGAAAGGACCATAAACTCTGATAATCCTGCAAGAGTATCGTCTGCTGATGGAATTACAATTACAAACCCTTGTGGTGGTAATGATAGTCCTAAAGATGCTAAAGGAAGTCAACACCTTACGGACATAAAAAATTCTGTAGAGCAATTTAGTGATTCTGTAAAGAGACTAAAAGCAGATTTTGATGAAGGATCTGAATTTGTAAAAGATTGGATTAAGCAAGAAATTAAAGTCAGAACAGGACAAATAGTCGGGCAGGCATCTGGTTTTGTTAATGGTATGGTTGCCGACTTTGCTGAGCAGTCAATCCCCTTGATGAAACAAGGACTTGAGATGCTCTATCAACAAGTATTCAATTTAGTGTTTGCAGCAACAAGATTATATCCTGTTGCTAGAGCAGCAGGTCTTGCCGCGCAGCAGGCAATGGCAATCCCAATCAAATTTTTACAAGACCAATTACCTTGTATTGTCAATTCAATTCTAGGTAAGATTGGAAATACTGTAGAGAGTTTACTTGGATCTATTGTTGATAATGTTGACAATTTTGTACAGTGTGTTGCAGACCAGACAATTGGAGTTCTTGCTAATGACATCATAGGTCAGGCAGCAGATGGATTGAGTGCTGCTCTTGGTGGTCTTGATAAGATTATGCAGTTTATCAATTCGTTTGGCAGTCCAGGAGAATTTGTTGAGAATTTGATGAGAAATACTGTAGGTGGTCTCCTAGGTCTTATTGGTGTTGCTGGTTGTAATGATGAGAAAGAGAAGGATGCGATGGGTCCATGTAAAACTATTCTGGGTGTTGGACCAGCATTTAATGAACCTGGTGATTTGAAGGGTATTATTGATAATGCTAATATTGCCAAAGCTGCTACTAATATTGCTAATGTGGCAGGACTTGACTTTGAGGGTGTTCAGGATGTTGCCGAAGGTGTCAAGGGTGTGGTTGGTGCCTTTGATGTATTCAATCCAGATTCCAAGAAACCTGGATTTGCTAGTGATCTAGGTGGATGTTATACTGGACCACCACAACTCTGTAAACCACCTACAATCAACATATTTGGTGGTGGAGGAGATGGTGCTGCTGCCGCTCCACTCTTCGGATTCCCAGACTTTGGAACGAATACCGCAAGCATTATTGACATTGAATTGACAAATCCTGGAAACGGATACACATACCCACCATTCGTTCAGATCGTGGATAGTTGTAATCAGGGATATGGTGCTGTTGCCAGAGCAACAGTCAAAGATGGTAAAGTAGATAAGATCTACTTGTCATCTGTTGGTGAAAATTATCCAGTAGAAGAAGTAGAACCGTTGACGATTATTGGTGTTGATATTATCAATCCAGGTTTTGGATTTAGTGACGGTGATATTGTATCCGATAACCTTGGAAATGTATATGAAGCAGATATAGTTGGTGGATCTATCATTCGGGTAACTCCCATAAATACTGTAGATATAACTGAACTACCAAGGATTACTATTACAAGTGTAAGTGGTAATGGTGCTGTTCTTATTCCTAAACTTGGGAAGAGACCACCACAGGAAGGAGTAACTCAAGTCATAGATTGTATCGTATAAGATGGCAGCACCAAAAGTATTCTCACAATCATTTGCCGAACTCTACGGTCCAAAATTTGGTATCTACGTCAATGACCAGCAAATGGGTATTGATGGAAGACAAGTCTATCAACTTTATGGTGTAACGGACCAGGACCTTAAGTCGTCAATAAGATTTAGTGAGTCTGGTGCTCTTAAAATTCATAGTGATAAGAGTATTGAAATCGCTGCCGGTGAATATAATGAAGATAAGGGCGTTGATATTAACATCCAAGCAAGAAGAGGTAATGTTAATATCAAGGCAGACAGAAACGGTAATGTAACTGTATCTGGTGCAAATATAATTGTCAATGCTGATAAGAATCTTGATTTAGTTGCAGGTAAAAGAATCCGTTTATTATCAAATGATATTCAAGTTAGAGCAACTTATTATTCTACAAGAGGTATAAGTGGTAATGCAGTCCCACTTAATGAACAGTTTATCGGTAGAATTTATACTGGAACACAAATTGGCACTGGTTTCTTGAGTGGTGAAGTAGGAATTGATGGTTCGTTCATCGGTAATGCAGTTGGTGGTGCCATCGGTGGTCCTGTCGGTGGTTTCGTTGGTGGAGCAATAGGCGGTCTCTTCTAATGTCAGATCAAGTTTTTAATAACGAAACAACATTTACTCAGAAGGCTGAGTTTCTAAAAGACGTATATATTTACGGAACGCTTTACTATGACTTTGTAGGATTCGGAACGGATCTTACTGTAGAAGATATTAATATAACAAAGCAGGCAAATATTGCTGACCTGTATGTCTCAGGTGTTTCAACTTTTGTTGGTGCTTCAGTATTTCAGAGTACAGTTTCTGTAGCATCTACTGCGACACTTGCAGATGTAAATGTAACTGGAGCACTTGATGTAGATCAAATTGATGTTGGCATTGCGACAGTTCGTGAAAGATTTGAACTTACCAACGAAGATGGAACACAGCATCTTGTAGGATTTGCTTCAGGTCCTCGTGCTGGTAGTGTAGGTATAGGTAGTACACTTCCTGAAAGAGATCTTGATCTCAATGACCTTAGGGTCACTGGTAACATTTTTGACTCTGTTAATGCTCAGGGATCTAATGGATTCTTTCTATCTCGTGATGTAAATGGTATTCGTTGGGTTAGTGCTGCACCAAATGCCCAGACTGATGGTTTCTTCGTTCAAAATGAAGGTGTATTAGTTGGTGTTGGTTCATTCACCACAATGAACCTGATTGGAACTGATACTGGTGGAGATCTAGTTGATGCCACTGCTAACGGAACCACTGTTGATATTCGTATTAAAGATCACTGGATAAAAAATAATTCTGGTATTCACACAACAGTCAATGTAGGTATCAATAAAGTAACACCAGAAGTTCCTCTGGATGTTGATGGATTTGCATTATTCCGAGGTAATGTTGGAGTAGTTGGTCTTACAACCTTTGGAAATACTGTAAGAATTGATGCTCCTTTAAGAGTTCATGATAATAATATAACTGGAACGGCAACAACGGCAATCTATGCACACAATGCCGGTGTTGCTACAGTAGCATATGCTGCATCGTTTACACCACTTGCAGGTGTTGCCACATTTACAAACAGAACAGGATTTGCAACTGTTGCTGCTGCCGCCACATTTGCACAAGTTGCTGGATTTTCTACATTCTCCAATATTGCTTTTGCCGCAACATTCGCTCAGACTGCTGGTGTTGCAACTATTGCTAATCAGACTGGATTCTCTACGATCGCTGGTATTGCTACCTTCGCTAATCAGTCTGGATTCTCCACAGTATCAGGAACTGCTACCTTTGCTTTAAGAGCAGGTATTGTTACTTTTGCTAGTCAGGCAGGATTTGCTACTGTCGCTGGTATCGCTACTTTTGCTAATCAATCTGGTTTCTCCACCGTTTCAGGTGCTGCCACATTTGCAAGAATTGCTGGATTCTCTACATTTGCTAAACAATCTGGATTTGCTACAGAGGCAGGTTTTTCAACAAACTCTGCTAGAGCGGGAATTTCGTCATTTATTGAGACAGTTCAAACTCTCACAGACCAAGAGTTCTTCATTCCTTTTGTTGAAAACTCTGTATCCACTGGTATTGAAACTGTAAGAGTTGATAGTGGGATTAGATACAATCCAGCAAGAGATAATGTTATTGTTGGTGGTGGTCTTACAGTTGGTGGTGCCACTACAATCCACAATACATTAAAAGTCGATCTAGGTGCTAATGTTGGCGGCGGATTAACAGTTGGTGGTGCCACTACAATTCATAATACTCTCAAAGTTGATAGTAGCACTGTCCTTGATGGTTCATTAGAACTTAATAGTACTCTGATTGATATTAATGGCAGTGCTGCTATTGGTAAAACAGATTATAGATTATCTTCAGTTGGAACTGGTGTGTCATGGAGACCACCTGGTGTTGAAACGACAAATATCTTATATGTCACCAAAGATGGAAATGATTCAAACTCTGGATTACTTGAAGGCGATGCTAAAGCTACAATTGGTGGTGCAGCAGCGGTTGCTCTGGATGGAGACACCATATATGTAAGACCTGGAACATATTTTGAAAATAATCCTATCGGACTTAGAACTGATGTTTCTATCTCTGGTCAGGACTTGAGACTTGTAACCGTTGTTCCTAACAATCCAGCAGAAGACTTATTCCACGTCAGACGCGGTTGTTTAATTGAGAATATGAACTTTGCTGGAAACAATGTTGCCACTGGATATACTGGTGCCATGGTTGCTTTCCCACCACTAACTGCTAATCAGAACAGTGGATATGTTGCTCCAGGACCTGCTAATGAAGGTCCAAGTGGTAGATGGAGATCGCCATATGTCCGCAACTGCACTAACTTTGCTACCGATAGTGTTGGTATGAGAGTTGACGGAAATCTTGCTAACGCCGCATTCAGTGGCACAAATAATCTTGGACAAGACTTGAAGAGTATGGTTGTTGACTCTTATACTCAATACAACCAGAATGGTATTGGTGTATCTCTGACTAATAAAGGATACGCTCAGTTGGTTTCTATATTCACAATCAACTCCAAGATTGCTATCTTTGCTGGTAGTGGTGGTCAGTGTGATCTTACAAACTCCAACTCTTCTTTTGGTGTCTTTGGTCTGTTCGCTGACGGCACCAGTGACGACGAGTTTACTGGTATCAACACAGGTGCTAAACTGGCAGATGTTGATACCTTCCAGGTATTTGGTGTTCGTGATGAAGATGCTGCTGTTAGAAAACCATTTGATGGTCAGGGTGCTTTCTTCAAAGTGAATCTTGACGATTACACTGACACAGGAACGAAAACGGGTATTGTCACCGAACCTCTGAGAGTTATCAGAACTATTAAGGTTACAAACGGTGGATCTGGGTACAGTCAGTCGGCACCACCAGCAGTCACTGTGTCTGAACCATTTGGACCTGAGGGTATTTTAGCAGAACTATCTGCTAATGTTAGTGCTGCTGGAACTGTAAGTTCTGTTGATGTTATTGCTAGTGGTAGAAACTTCTTACCTGCTGGTAATGGAAATAATCAGCAGAACATTTCAATTACATTCGCTGGTAGTGGTGGGGCAGCAGCAGAGGCAGTCACTGATCCAATTTTATTCACGGTTGATAAGGCGACTGAACCCACCACTAACACTGGATTATCCACTGTCACCTTCAATGAATTCGTTCCTTATTCTGTAGGAACTGGTGTAAGTATGAGTTTCCGTCGCCTCAGTCGTATTATCACTAGTTCGCACTCCTTTGAATACGTCGGTGCGGGTACGGACATAAATAGAGCAAACCCCTTCCAGGGTGGAGAACCTATTCCTGAGAATGAAATTGTCGCTATCAATGGGGGACAAATTCCATTCACAAGCACCGACCAAAAAGGTAACTTTAGAATCGGATCAGGATTGGTTATTGACCAAACAACATCATCGATTGCTGGAAGAGATTTCAATAGAGCGATACAAGCAAACCTTACACCATTGATATTGGCACTGGGAGGATAATAACATAAGATGGCAGTCGCACCAGTTAATAAGTTTATTACGCTTGCTGTCCCTGTTGCACCAGGGGAGCAAAAACTTTACGAAGTTCCTACGGGGACCTCTGCGATTCTGCTGTACGCACAAGTTGCTAATGTTGGAGTCGGAACTTATCCAACAGCAACTTTAATTCACAGAAGAGAATCAAGAAGCACGGGTAATCAGAGAGATATTAGAGTAATTAAAGATATTGAAATTCCCCCTAATGATGCTGCTATCTTAATTGATGGTAGATTAGTTTTAGAAAAGACCGCTACTACGTTTGACAGACTGTACTTGACCGCCACACAAACTGGTGTGGGGACAGTCTATGATGTAAAATATCACGAACCTGCTGGTGTGGCAACTGTCACAACCATGGACCCACATGGATTTGAAGCTGGAGATCAAGTCACTCTTGCTGGTCTTGCTTTCACCTGTCTCGGAAGCACAGGTATTACGACAACGATATTCCCAGATCCTCAACAATCATACACTGTTGATAGTATCACTGATAATGTAGGAACCTCAAGAACATTTACTACTTTTATTGGTGGCTCTCTTGGATATGTTCATGTATTCAATCCTGCTATTCACTACTTTGTACGTTCCAAGGCAGAGTCCATCACGGATAATAACGGCACAAAATATACACCAACCACAGCATCGTATAGTGGAAAGACTGGTAATTTAGTTCTTACTATGCCCTCTCATGGTCTTACAACTTCTAATACTGTAAGTATCGCCACGTCTTCTTTAGTATTCACTTGCACTCAAGATAATAATTCCACAGAGCACGCATACCCAAGACCTACAGATCCTGTTGCTGGTATTCAAACTGGCATCGGTTCTACGACTGTAAATACTATTACTGTTTATGTTGGTGTTTCAACTGCTGGTGGATTGGTCGCACCACTCCAGATGGAATTCCTGGCAAGTATTCTTGAAAACTCTACGACTTGATAAGAGATGGCAGACGCAAGAAAACCGACGCAGCGATATCTCAGTGGTAGAGTCAAGATTGTTAATAATGCAGGTCTGCATACTGACCGACATCTTTATGTGTCTCCAGGTGAGGTAGAACCAAATCTAGGATATCCTGGAGAAAAAAGTATACCAATATCAAATCAATATTATCAATTAATTACCATTCCTAATGGTGATACTTACGATAGATATTGGCAACAACAACCTGGATTACAACCAGGTGGCATTAGTGTTTTTGATGAAAGCACTCTGATTGGTGTTGCCAATAGTATATCAAAGCTTAATTTTGTTGGTGCTGGTGTTACTGCCACCGCTAGTGGCACTATTTCTACAATTACAATTGATGCTGCTAGTGCTAGAGTAAAAGTATCTGAAAATCCACCAACAAGTCCATCACCTGTAAATGGTGATTTGTGGTGGGATAGTGATCTTGGTGAGCTTTATATTTACTATGTGGATGCTGACAGTGCTCAGTGGGTAGAAACTTCTGGTGGTAGTGAGACAGTAACCATATCTGATGACGCTCCTTCAAGTCCAAATGGTGGTGATTTATGGTGGGAAAGTGATACAGGTCGTCTTAAAATATATTATAACGATGGTGATGGTGCTCAATGGGTTGATGCCAATGCAGGTCTTTTAGATGAAATTTCAAGTGGAGGTAAATTTGTATCCACGAACGCTGGTATTCATACATTATCTAATGTTGGCATAGGAACTACAAATCCCCTTGCTGGTGTCAATACTTCTAATACCACAATTCTTTCTGCTGGTATTGTAACAGCAAACTATTTTTATGGAAATGGATCAAATTTAACTGGTGTTGGTGGAACAGTTGCCATTTCATCCACTGCTCCAGCAAATCCAGAAGTTGGTAATTTGTGGTGGAATAATCTTAGTGCTAATCTTGCCGTATATTATGCTGATGCCAATAGTAATCAGTGGGTAGAAGTGTCTGAAGGACCAATCGGTCCTCAAGGTAATCAAGGTGTCCAGGGTGCTACTGGTTCTACTGGACCAACTGGTCCTCAAGGCAATCAAGGTAATCAAGGCGTCCAGGGTGCTACAGGATCCACTGGTCCTCAAGGTAATCAAGGTGTTCAGGGTGCTACAGGATCTACTGGTCCCACTGGTCCTCAAGGTAATCAGGGTGTCCAGGGTGCTACTGGATCAACGGGTCCTCAAGGAGTTCAAGGTGCTATTGGTGCTACTGGTCCTACAGGACCCACTGGTCCTCAAGGTGTTCAGGGATCTCAAGGTCATCAAGGTGTTCAGGGCGCTCAAGGAGTACAAGGTGCCCAGGGAGTGCAAGGCGCTCCGGGTGCTGGTGGTCCAACAGGTGGCACAGGACCTCAAGGTGCTGATGGAAACTTTGGTGGAGCAACATTTGATTATACTTTTAGTGATTCGACGACGGATTCTGATCCAGGTCAGGGCAATTTAAGATTTAGTGAGTCAACATTTTCTGGAGCATTGACTCTGTTTATTGATGACACTGACGACAATGGAACTGATATCCAAACTTATTTGAGAACTATTGATGACTCTACTTCTACGATTAAAGGTCACTATAGAGTTTCAAACCGTTTAAACGCAGACGACTTTGCGATATTCACTATCACTGGTTCAATAACCGAAGAGACGGGATATTTCAAAGTTCCATCTTCACATATCTCCGGATCTACCTCTTTTAGTAATGGTGAAGATATAATCATCACTTTTGCTAGAACTGGTGATAAAGGTGATACTGGATCAACGGGTCCTCAAGGCGTCCAGGGTGCTACAGGTGCTACTGGACCTCAAGGCGTTCAGGGTGCCCAGGGTGTCCAGGGTGCCGGTGGATCTACAGGTGGAACTGGTCCTCAAGGCAATCAAGGAGTACAGGGTGCTACTGGATCAACGGGTCCTCAAGGAGTTCAAGGTGCTACTGGTCCTACAGGACCCACTGGACCTCAAGGTAATCAAGGTGTCCAGGGCGCTACTGGTTCTACTGGTTCTACAGGACCAACAGGTCCTCAAGGATCTACTGGATCTGTTTCAGTATCAAATAATGCAAATAATAGAGTTATAACTGCTACTGGTGGAGCAACCGCAAATGCAGAAGAAAATCTAACATTTGATGGAACTAATTTGAGTATTGGTGGTAGTCTTGCCATCACTGCTGCAACTATGGGTTCATTTACAAAGTACACATATGCAAATGGTAGTTCTCATACATGGACGAAACCTAGCACTGGATCAACAGTAATCGTTTTATGTTGGGGTGGTGGTGGTTCTGGTGGTAGATTGAATGGCACCAACTCTGGTGGCGGTGGTGGTGGCGGTGGTGCCTGTGCTATCGCGCTTTTGCAGATGTCAGATCTAGGATCAACTGAAACTATCACCATTGGTGCTGGCGGTGCTGGTAGAGGTGGTTTTGGATCTGGATCTAATGGTGGAAATACAACCTTTGGTAGTCACGTAACTGGGTATGGTGGACGAGCTGGATATGCCAACAATACTGGTTCAATGCGTAACGTACAGTCATCTACACCTAGAGGTATGGGAGGTTATAGTTCATCAACCGGAGAAACATACGAATCTGGTAGTTTAATGGCTGGTGGATTTGGTGGTACAAGTATGCTTAACAACGCCCAGGCTGGAACACGCAACGGCGGTAACACTCTATATGGCGGTGGTGGTGGTGCTGGCAATAGTGGAACTGCAGGGTCCAGTTTCTTCGGAGGAGATGGTGGATCATGGAATGGTGGAAACGGTGCTACCCCTGGTGGTGGTGGAGGCGGTTCTGGTAGTAATAACTCTGGTTCAGGTGGCGATGGAGAGTGTTGGGTAATTGTCCTATAATAAATATCTAAAAAACTAGATAATGTCTGCGTTTAGTTTTCCAAATAGTCCAGCACTTAACGATATCTACACGGAGAACGGTGTTTCTTTTAAGTGGAATGGATCAATCTGGGAAAGATATTCTGCTAGTCAGGGTTCTCAAGGTTTCCAAGGAGTCCAAGGTGCCACTGGTTCAACAGGACCTCAAGGCGTTCAAGGTGCCATAGGTTCTACTGGTCCAACAGGACCTCAGGGTAACCAAGGTGTTCAGGGTGCCACTGGATCAACCGGTCCTCAAGGCAATCAGGGCGTTCAGGGTGCTCAAGGTGTCCAGGGGGCACAGGGTGTTCAAGGTGCTCAGGGATTCCAAGGTGTTGTTGGTTTAACAGGACCTCAAGGTGATGATGGGTCCACTGGTCCCACGGGTCCTACTGGACCAACAGGTTCTACTGGTCCCACGGGTCCTACCGGTCCCACTGGCCCTCAAGGTTTTCAAGGACATCAGGGTGATACTGGTGTGGCGGGTCCTAGTGGATCTACAGGACCTCAAGGTGCTGATGGAAACTTTGGTGGAGCAACTTTTGATTATACCTTTGATACCTCAACAGCAGACTCGGATCCTGGTCAGGGAAATCTGAGATTTAATAATTCAAACTTATCGTCTGCAACATTGATGTATATTGATGATGCAGATGATGGTGGTAATGATATCCAAGCATTCTTAAGAACAATTGACGACAGCACTTCAACAATTAAAGGTCACGTCAGAGTATCCAATAGATTGAATGCAAATGACTTTGCAATTTTCACTATTACTGGGACAAATACTGAGGCAACTGGTTATCATAAGGTAACCGTCTCATATCTTTCTGGTGCCACATCATTTAGTAATGACGAAGACATAATCGTTACTTTCGCAAGAACAGGAACTAAGGGTGATGCAGGACCCACTGGTCCTACGGGACCCACAGGTCCTCAAGGTGATGTAGGTTCTACCGGTCCAACAGGTCCAACAGGTCCTGCCGGACCCACTGGTCCCACTGGTCCTACGGGACCCACAGGTCCTAACGGTCCTCAAGGTGATGATGGTGCTGACTCAACCGTACCTGGTCCAACAGGTCCTCAAGGTGATGTAGGTTCTACCGGTCCTACTGGTCCTACTGGTCCTACTGGTCCAACAGGTCCTCAAGGATCTACTGGTTCAACAGGTTCTACAGGACCCACTGGTCCTCAAGGTTCCACTGGTTCAGTAAGTGTATCTAACAATGCAGATAACAGAGTTATAACTGCTACTGGTGGAGCAACTGCAAATGCAGAAGCAAACTTAACTTTTGATGGAACTACATTAAGTGTTGCCAGTCAGGCTGTTATCACTGCTGCAACTAATGGTTCATTTACGAAGTACTTATATTCAAATGGTAGTTCTCAAACTTGGACTAAACCTTCTACCGGTTCAACCGTTATTGTCCTCGCCTGGGGCGCTGGCGGTGGTGGTGGTAGTTACAACGACAACTCTGGCGGCGGAGGCGGTGGAGGCGGTGGATCCTGCTCCATCCAATTCCTCAAGATGTCCGATCTCGGATCTACTGAAACCATTACTATCGGTCAGGGTGGTACTGGATCGAACGGTGGCACATATGGTGGCACCGGAAACAACGGAGGTAACACTACTTTCGGCAGTCACGTAACTGCATACGGCGGTCGTGGTGGATATGGCCATAACAACAACCAGCGTTATGTGACTTCATCTACTCCTCTCGGTATAGGTGGTCACTCAAGCGGTGGTTCAAATTCTGAAATGGGTGAAAGTATGCTGGCTGGCGGCAGGGGTGCAGGTAACCGTAACTCTGGTGGTGATCATGTCGGACCTTCTGAGGGCGGCGATGCCATTTACGGTGGTGGCGGTGGTGGACACCGTACTTACAACAGCGGCACCTCTGGCGGCACCAGTGCCTTTGCTGGTAACGGCGGCGCAGGTAATAACACCGGATCAAATGGATCTACCCCCGGCGGTGGTGGCGGCGGTAGTCGTTACCAAGCCGGTAGTGGTGGCGACGGAGAGTGTTGGGTGATTGTTCTCTAATAAATAGTCAAAAAAGTATAGATAATGGCGCTAAATTTTCCTAATAGTCCCAGTCTAAACGATATCCACGAAGAAAGTGGCACTAAGTGGCAGTGGGATGGATCCTCTTGGGTTCGTGTAGTTAGCGCAGGAAATCAGGGTTTTCAGGGAACAACTGGAGCACAGGGCGTACAAGGTGCTCAGGGTTCTCAAGGTTTCCAAGGAGTCCAAGGTGCCACTGGTGCAGATTCAAATGTAGCGGGTCCTCAAGGCAATCAAGGTGTACAGGGAGCTACTGGTCCCGCTGGTCCTCAAGGCGTTCAGGGTGCTCAAGGCGTTCAAGGTGCTACTGGTTCAAATGGTTCAACTGGTGCTCAAGGTGTTCAAGGAGCTCAGGGCGTCCAAGGTGCTCAAGGCGTTCAGGGTGCTACAGGTGCCGGTGGTCCTGGCGGATCTACAGGTCCTACTGGACCTCAAGGTGCTGATGGAAACTTTGGTGGAGCGACTTTTAATTATATTTTTAATAACGCTGAAACAGATGCAGACCCTGGCGCAGGAAAATTTGCGGTTGATGATAATTTTTTAAACAGTGCCACTAAACTCTTTATTGATGATGTCGATAATGGTGGAGACAATATTGAAGCATTCTTAAGAACGATTGATGACTCAACGTCAACAATTAAAGGTCACGTAAGAATTTCTAACAGACTTGACGCTTCAGACTTTACATTATTCACTATCACTGGGAGTAATGTAGAGGCAACCGGATATCATAAAATTTCAATAAGTTACGTTACTGGTTCGAACACCTTCTCGAATGGTGAAGATTGTATTGTAACCTTTGCCAGGACTGGTACAAAGGGTGATACTGGAGCACAAGGTGTTCAGGGTGCTCAGGGTGTTCAAGGTGCCACTGGTTCAACAGGTTCAACAGGACCTACTGGACCTACAGGTCCTCAAGGTAATCAGGGTGTTCAAGGTGCTACTGGTTCTACAGGACCCACTGGTCCCACTGGACCTCAAGGTGTCCAGGGTGCTACAGGTTCAACAGGTGGCACAGGACCACAAGGTGCTCAAGGTCGTCAGGGTGCTACAGGTTCTACAGGAGGAACCGGTCCTCAAGGTGTTCAAGGTGCTACAGGTCCCGATGGTGGAAACGCTGGAACTCTTGATAACTTAGATAGTTCTCAGTTCTTAAGGTCTGATACTGATGATAATGCTATAGGATTTGGAGCTAGAGCAAATGTCAATTCCACTGGAGATTCTGGTCTATTCATTCTAAATGGAAGTAGATTGGGTTTTGACCAGAGTGGAACAAGATCCTGGACCATTAAGGCATCTGGGGGCAATCTGAATGTAAATTCAGGAGACGGTAATAATTTTATGACTGGGCAGATTAATGCTGCCAGATTTGATAATCTTCAGTCATCACAGTTCTTAAGGTCTGATACTGCAGATTCAAAAACTTCCGGAAACTTAGTTTTTGCCGATAACGTTGCTGCTTCTTTTGGCACTGGACAGGATCTGATGCTTTATCACGACGCATCAAATAGCCGCATTGACAATAGCGTTGGGTCTATAATTATTAAAAATACTGCTAATGACCAAGATGTAATTCTCTCTACTGATGATGGATCTGGAGGTACAACAACTTACGTTCGATGCGATGGCAGTGCTGGTCAAGTTGATTTAACTCATTACGGGACTACAAAGTTAAGCACCGCATCATGGGGCGTAAACGTTCAAGGCGAACTTGAATGCGACAGCATTGATTGCGATGGCAACGTTGACGTTACCGGCGATGCAGTATTCCGAGG